AACTTCTTATAAGTGAAACAGAAGAAATTAAAACTTCTCCGACTGAAATTACGGAAAATGAAGATGGTAGTGTTGATATTAATTTTGATCCAAATGCATCAAAACAAAATACTTCTGATTTTAACGCAAACTTAGCGGAGATATTAGATGATAATTATTTAAATGTATTAGGTTCAGAAATTTATCAAAATTATCAAGATTATCTTTCTTCAAGAAAAGATTGGGAGCAAGCTTACACTCAAGGGCTAGATTTACTAGGATTTAAATATGAACAAAGAACAGAACCATTTCAAGGAGCATCTGGTGCAACACATCCCGTTCTTGCAGAAGCAGTCACACAGTTTCAAGCATTAGCATATAAAGAATTGTTACCGGCAGATGGTCCTGTGCGAACTCAAGTCGTTGGATTGGATACACCTGAAATACAAAATCAAGCAGACAGAGTTGCTGAATTTATGAATTATCAAATTATGGATGTTATGAAAGAGTATGAACCAGAGTTTGATCAAATGTTATTTTATCTGCCATTGTCAGGTTCAACATTTAAAAAAGTTTATTATGATGAACTTCTTGAAAGAGCTGTATCACAATTTGTGCCAGCAGAAAATTTAGTTGTTCCATACACTGCTAATACTTTAGAAGACGCAGACGCTGTTGTTCATGTTTTAAAAATGTCTGCAAATGATTTAAGAAAAAAACAAGTTAATGGTTTTTATAAAGATATAGAATTGATACCACCGTCTGAAAATAATCCATCAGATATTAAAGATAAACAATTACAATTAGAGGGAATATCTAAATCAGGTAATGAAGACGTTTATACTTTATTAGAAAATCATGTGTATTTAGATTTAGAAGGTTTTGAAGATGTTGGATCTGATGGCGAACCTACAGGAATAAAACTTCCGTATATTGTTACCATGGAAGATTCTTCAAGAAAAATATTATCAATCCGAAGAAATTTTTCCCCTGTAGATTTAAAAAAAAGAAAAATAAATTATTTTGCTCACTTTAAATTTTTACCAGGTTTAGGTTTTTACGGCTTTGGTTTAATTCACATGATTGGTGGATTATCAAGAACAGCAACATCAGCTCTTAGACAATTATTGGACGCAGGAACATTATCAAATTTACCTGCTGGATTTAAAATGCGAGGAATTAGAATACGAGATGACGCTCAATCTATTCAACCAGGAGAATTTAGAGATGTAGATGCACCCGGTGGAAACATCAGAGATGCATTTATGACTTTACCTTATAAAGAACCTTCACAAACTTTATTGGCACTTATGGGGGTCGTGGTTCAAGCAGGTCAGCGTTTCGCATCAATTGCTGACATGCAAGTAGGGGATGGGAACCAGCAAGCGGCAGTGGGCACGACCGTGGCCTTGCTGGAAAGAGGTAGCAGAACAATGTCTGCAATTCATAAAAGAATATACGCCTCTATGAAACAAGAATTTAAATTATTGTCTGATGTGTTTAAATTATATTTACCACCAGAATATCCTTATGATGTTGTTGGTGGAACAAGAATGATTAAACAAACAGATTTTGATGACAAAGTAGATATCATACCAGTTGCTGATCCAAACATATTTTCACAAACACAAAGAATTTCTATTGCACAAACAGAATTACAACTTGCAATGTCAAATCCTGCAATTCATGACATGTATCAAATTTATCGAAACATGTATTCAGCTTTAGGAGTGAGAGACATTGATAGAATTTTATTAAAACCAGAACAACCTATGCCAAAAGATCCTGCGTTAGAACACATTGATGCTCTTGCAGGAAAACCATTTCAAGCTTTTCCAGGACAAGATCATAGGGCTCATGTAACTTCACATTTAAGTTTCATGTCTACTAATCTTGCAAAAAATGCACCAGTTGTCATGGCTTCTTTAGAGAAAAATATTTTTGAACACATATCTTTGATGGGTCAAGAGCAAGTTGAATTAGAATTTAGAAACGAAATTGCTCAAGTAAATCAAATGAGTCAGATGCAACAGAATCCTCAAACACAAGCAGCAGTGCAAAACATGCAACAACAAATTGAAGCTAGAAAAGCTAAAATTATTTCTGAGGCAATGAGTGAATTTATGGCTGAAGAAAATAAAATCATGTCAACTATGAACAACGATCCTGTTGCAATGCTGAGATCACGTGAGTTAGACCTAAGAGCACAAGAAAACGCTACCCGTGAACAAGAAAACAAGGAAAGAATCAACCTTGATAAGATGAAAACAATGATGAATCAGTCTATAGATGATAGAAAATTAAAACAAAATGAAGAATTGGCTAAATTAAGAGCTAATACCTCATTAGAAAAGACTGCTTTATCTGCTAAGATTAAAAATAGATTTTCAAATAGATAAAAAAGGAGTATAAATAAGCCATGAAAACAGAAAACGGACAAAAAAAGGTTGCTAAAGTAATGCGAGAGTTTAAACAAGGTGAACTTCACTCTGGTAAATCTAAAAAAGTTGTAAAAAATCCTAAACAAGCAATTGCAATTGCTCTTTCTGAGGCAGGAATGTCTAGAAAAAAGATGGCAGAGGGTGGTTTAGCAGATTCAAAGAGAACTTTTTCAGCATCATCTAAAGAAAAGAATTTTGATTTTGCAAAATTTACAGATAAAGATGGAAATCTTCTTGGTGGTGTTGATGTTGAGATGTCAAACCCAAGTGAAACTCAAATTGAAGAAGTTCAAGGTCAAGGAAGCATTCTTTCAGAGAAAAAAAGATCAGCAAAGTGGTATTAAATTATGCTACAAATGTTAGGAGCTGTTGCACCTCTTGCTAAAGTTTTATTTAGCACTATTGAAAAAGCTGTCCCTGATAAAGATCTACAAGAACGATTAAAAGCTCAATTACAAACTCAATTATTACAATCTCACACACAAGAATTACAGGCTGCAGCTAAAATTATTGAAGCTGAAGCAAAAGCAGGTTGGTTTGCATCATCTTGGAGACCTCTTTTAATGTATGTATTAATCTTTATTTTAGTATGGAATTATGTTATAGGACCAGTTATAAAAGTATTCACAGGAGCTGTTATTTCCTTTGAGTTACCGGGTGATGTTTGGACATTATTAAACGTTGGACTCGGAGGTTATGTAATAGGCAGATCTGCTGAGTCTGTTGCAAGGACAATGGCAAATAGACCTGTGGTAAACAAAGAACAAGAAAACGGATAAGGAGATAAAATGAGAAACGATTATGGAATACGACCAAGATCAGCAATGATGAAGGGTGGAAAAGCAAAAAAGAAAAAAGGTTTTCCTGATTTAACTGGCGATGGAAAAGTAACTTTTAAAGATATTCTAAAAGGCAGAGGTGTCATCAAGAAAAAAGGTGGCATGGTAAAAAAAGGTAAAAAATAATGGGAGACATTGCATTAAGAGGACAAGGTAGAGCTCTTCTAAAAAAAGGTGGAATGAGTCAAGGCAAAGTTAAAAAAGGTATTCTTATTGTTATAGGAGAAAAGAGTAAGAAATCTAAAGGAATGAAAAAAGGTGGACTTGCAAAACAAGCGGCTATTGCAATAGCTATGAAAAAAGCAGGAAAAAAACCTAAGGGGATGAAATAATGAACTGGAGAGATTTTTTAAAAGAACGAATACGAATTATCAGAGAACGAGATTGGTTTCTTCTTGAAAAAAAAGAAGGATTGAAAAGAGAATCAAGACCGAGATGTAAAGATAATATTTTTAACAAAGATATGAAAGGCATCTAATGGGTAAACTTTGTCCAAGAGGAAAAGCAGCTGCAAAAGCAAAATTTAAAGTGTATCCAAGTGCTTATGCAAATATGTATGCCTCTGCTGTATGTTCTGGAAAAATAGTTCCAGGCGGTAGAAAAAAGAAAATGGGTGGTGGTAGTGTTTCACAACAGAGAAAAATGGTATCCAATTATAAACAAGGTGGAATCGCTAAAGGTTGTGGCGGTGTGATGAAGAATAGAAGAAAAGTTACCAAGAAGTACTAACATGGGCTTACGTAAATGGGTTCAAGAGAATTGGGTAGATATTGCAAATAGAA